CACAACGCCGCTACTGCGAGTAGCGGGCGAATTGTGTTCACAATGGCGGCAACATCTGAAGCTGCCGAAAGAATGGGCTTGGTCGCGCCTGCAACGGTCGAAACAACGGCCGTAACGCCTGTGGTCACGTGGTGGAGGAACTCCTTGAAACCACGTTTGAGACGGTGCGGGCCGTCGACTCCTGGAGCGAGGTCAACTGCTGACGCCGCGGCGAAAGCCACTGGGTCGGACTGGCTGTTGGTCATGTTGGCGACATCCTTGCCGAGTTCCTCGTAGTACGCGAGGCCCTCGAAATAGACTGATTCGCCTGGGGTCATGCCTGACACACAAAACCCGATCTGATGGTCGGGGTTGTCATTGCCAAAATCCAGGTCTGTCGAGCGCAGTGGCTTCCAGTTCACGATGAATGACTTGTCGGTGAGCGGCAGCAGAGCGGTCCGGTCCTGCTGGTCGATGCTCGTAAGGGTGTCCTGTTTGACGTCGTCGTTCATGGGCTGCTCGAAGAGGCGCAGAGTTCCGCCACGGTTCTGGGCTGTGCCTACGTAGTGTAGGCGCAGCGCGCATGCAACCGTGCGGACTCGATGGTCCTCGCCGAACGTGTCCGTGTGGCCGCCTAGCCAGTCGGAAGTCGCCGTGTTCATCACTGTCGAGAGAGCGCCGCCGCCGTACGTACTGGTCGCAGTCGTCTGTGTGGTCGCGCCGCCAGTGTCGAGTGGTGCCTGGCACTTGAGTATTGCCATGCAGAAGCCATCCGTGCCGGCAATCGCAGTTCCGCGCACCCGCGTTTTGAACTTGCGGGTTTTGGTTGCGTAACCATCGGGCACGCACGGAAGCGAAAGAGACTCCGCCTTCCATGGGTCGACAGAAGCAACAAAGTAGGCTTTTGCACACTCTGATAACGCGACTGCCTGTCCGCCAGCTGGTGCTTGGCGGCGGCGGGCCGTCGGCTTCTTCTTGGTTGTTGGTCGTCCGCCTTTGCGAACCATTACTGTTTCTTTCTTCGGTGTTAGAGAAAGTTGACATGCACTTGGCAGGTCAAAGAAATCGGTCCCCCTCCCACAAGGGGGCCCTAACACCGGGGTCAGCTGAACTCACCGGCTCGGGCGCGGCGCCGCGCGGGATGCGCGTGCCTTTCCTTTGCCCGTCGCTGCACGCTTGAACGTGCGCGAGTT